TCTGTAACTGGGTACTCGTCATTACCTACTTTGACTAACATGATTGCACCAATGACTCTTGCCGCAATTGAGTAATCCATTCTACGAAGATTTCTTTTGTGTTTTAAAGCTTCAATAGCATTATATAAATAAGGAGTAGGGTAAGGAGAGTCTGATAAAACTTTTCTCCTCACTACCATTTCATTATCTAATAAGATTTCTTTATTACCATTTCTAACTTGCAGTACAAATTCTGGATATATTTCTACTAATAGTTGGTATAATTCAATATCTTTATTACCATCTGGATAAGTACCTTCATGTAAAATAAAGAAGATAATTTCCTCAGGTAAGATAACGTAATAAGATGGCTTGTCTGCTACCATAGTAGAATTTATTTTTATTGTTTTAGGATCACGTAACCACATCGTCTCCGGTAAAGTTAGAGATGTATATTTCTTGATTCCTAAATCTGTTAATTGTTTCTTCGTAAAAGATGTGTATCTAACTTCTGGAATAAGTAGACCTGAAATTAAATATTCTAATCCACAATCTTCTATGAATTGTTGTATTTTGGGTTGCATACTTTCAAAGATTTTAAATTCATTTTGAGATAAATTTCCTTGATCCAGGACAATATTAGTTATTCCTATCTCAACCATTTTATTTAAAACTGTTCCAGCAATAGGGTCTTTTCTGTAGTAGAATCTACACTGATCAACTACTTTTTGATATTCTTTAATACTTAAAGATTCCAGTTTATCTACATCAGATGACGACCAGTTTCCTGTAATTCTACCAGAACCTGTACCTACATCCCAAAAACTATACTGTGCTTTAGCTAATTTCTTTACTGTGTCCATATGTTTTCTCCATCATAGTAAGAATCATTAAAGGAGATATTCCATTGAGGGGATGCTAGTTTCTTTCTCTTTTTCATGAAATCTAGAGTCTCTTCTGTAAGATAGTATGCCATTCCACCACAGAGAAGTGCTGATGTAAAGTGGTCATCACCCTTCTTTCCACCTCTTTCTGTAAGTGTTTTATAGACTATATCTCCTGTAGGGGTCTTACTATATGTCATTCTTTCTAATTCTGTGATCATTTCTAAGTCAGTAGATGAGTAAATTATTTTGTGATTATTTGTGTAATCTTGTAACACACTGACTGAGAAAGGTTTCGTTTTGCTTTTTATTTCTTTACCATCTGAATCTAAACCTAAAATTATTTGAGATGAGAAGTTTACTGGTATGATTCTCTTTCTGAAATCTTTATGAAGAAAGTCTTCATGTTCTTGTAATCTAGGGATTACGGCTTTACCAGCAGAACCTTCATCTATTCCTATAATGAAAGGTTTAAATTTTGTATCTAAGTAATCTATTAATTTTTCTTGTATAAAGTAGTTTACTTTGGATAATGTGATTCTTCCATGAAATCTTATTAATCCATTTTTATCTAATGTCATTATTACTATAGCAGTAGGTTCAGTAAACCCTAAATCTATACCAAAGAAACATTGAGAGTCTTTATTTGGTAATCCTGGAAAGATAGCTAATCTATTGACATATTCAGCTAGATTATCATAGTATTTAGTACCTTCTAATAACATCTTATAGACTTCGTAGTTTGCTATCTGCATTTGATTTCTATCAAATAGAGCAAATAGAGGCTTACCATGTTCACCTAAGACTAAATGAATATAGTCATCGGAATCTTCTCCACCGTATAGTTCTACTGCTTTCAGTCTATCTTCTTCTGTAAATCTAGGATTGTCTAAAGCTGAGATGTTATGTTTAGTGTAGTTTGAGTTTTCTCTATCTGTATGATAATTAACATTGCGTTCTCTTAGACCTGTTGGTACTCCAGAAGTCATCATTCTAAAACCATTCTCAAAGGTATTTAGAATTGGTTGAAGTTCCACCCATGCTGACCAAGGAAAATATCCTGTTTCATCTATCATTACAAATGGAGTATGCAGACCAATAAAGTTAACACCAGTACCAGTCTGACCTGCCAAACGACACATAAGTTGAGAGTTGTTATTTAACTTTAAGATATACTCAGAGTTATTTATACCTGATCTATTATCCAGGAAAGCTTTAAGAAAGGAATTGCTTCTAAACCTTCTAATTAAACCAGACCAAACAGGTTCAAGATGGACTTTCCCAGGTACACCGTAGATAATATATTCTAATGGAAAAGCATTATTAATTAATAACCAAACAATGATTCCAACAATTGCTACAGTTTTACCTACAGAACGTCCACATGCTAATGCAATATAACTATTAAAATCACAGATAAATTCTTTTTGATAGTCTGTATATTCAAACTTTTCTTCATAATCTAATAAATCTAGATTATAAATAAACTCTGTACATAAGACTGGATTTCTTAATATTTCATATAATTCTAAATCTTCTTGTGTTACCCTTTCTTGTATTGGCATTTTTACCTATTGAATGGAGTTTCAAACTTTTCGTTTCCAGGTAAACCACCCCATTTCTTTTTATAATTTTCTTTTGCTTTATTAAATTTTCTATGGTGTTCAGCCATTTCTGCACCAGAAAAAGCTCTTATAGTAGAACTGGTTTGATGTTTTAAACTAGCATCGTGTACTGCAAATAACCCTATATTTAATTTACTCATTCTATGAGAATAGTCGTTATCTTCAAAGTACCCATAATTAGGGGAAATAGTTTCGTCAAAGTAACCCACTTTTTCTATAATCTCATCATTCCATAAAAAACAAGAGAATGAGTTCATATTTGTAATCCCTCCTGGATAGCAAATATGATCTTTGATACATGCATTTAATAATTTTTCAATAGTATCTGAATAGAATTCTAAATCATCATTACAAATTATTCTGTATTCTTTTACATATTTACCAAACCAATTCCAACTAGCGGCTACTCCTAAATTTATACCAAATCGTTGTATATCTAAAAAATTGGGATATTTGGCATTTAGAAAATTTTCATCTAAACCTGAACCATTATCTACAATATAAATTTTATTTACTTTAACTGTACTATTAATTGTTGACTCTATCAGCTTTTCTAATAGATCATATCTATTTAATGTTGGTACACAAATATTAACTTCCATTAATCCCACGCACTCCTTTTCCCAACATAGTATTGCAAATCGTTCGTCACTAAGTATTTAGCACCTAAACTTCTACAGGTATCTAAAAATGCAAAATCCTCCACCCCTCCTGGGGGGAATCTAATATCATATTTTTTAATAAACTCTGTCTTAATCGCAAATGAAATCCCTACTTGACAACAAATAAAATTTACTGTACCTTTAGGTGGTTGAGTATTTCCATTAGTCATATCTTTATAAGTAAAGATAATAATATCTAATTCTGGATTTTTGGATGAGTATTCTCTTAATTTATGTATGTAAGTATCTTTTAAAAAATCGTCATCATCTAAAAAAGCTGTCCACACTGTTTCTATTCTATCTAAAACAGTATTTCTAACTAAACCTGCATGTCCAATCTTATCTACCTTACTTACTATAAAATGATTATCATTTAAATAATCTACACATTTTATAGTTATAGGATCAACACCATCAAAGACTATATAAGATAGCCAATTCCAATCCTTTAAATCTAATAAAGATTGTATAGTTTTTTCTAGAGAACTCCTACCTTTTGATGGAGTTATAAAACTAACAAAACTAGGCTTGCTTACCCACACCTTACTAACCTCTCATTAAACCTTGTTTTAAACATTGAATTATAATCAGTTATCCTGCCTTCTATATCTGAATAACTCAATCTCTGTCCAGCTATAAGAGGTATAGATACATAGCAATTATTCATAGGAATAATCTGATTTGCATAAACTACATCATTATGTGATATACTTAAATTCTTGTTAACTTCAATTAACTTATCAAACAAAGTATTTCTAATTGCATAAGCATGAGTAGAAAACCCACCAGTTAGTTTAGCAATATGGTCTGATACTTGGTAAGCATAATAGGCGTCCATATTTACGCCTAGATAAAACATGTCCCAATCTGTAGGTAACTCTGTTAATGTTTGTTCTAAATTCTTATAAGCATCATCAAAGAATTCTACATCATCCTCAAATATTAAACAATTGTTTAAATTGTTTTCCTTAGCGTCTATTAAACATAGTGCATGAGATAGGTGATTTCCTAAACATGCGTTAGTATGTTTATCATTTGTACCATTATAAACTACTCCAGAAATTCTGTTAATCTTATTTAAGACTTCTATCTTAGAGAATTCCTCTGTAACAGTAGACCACCTATCTTTCCTAGAGTCTAAGTTTATACAGTATATTTTATTAAAAAAATCCCACATATTATTCCTTTTCCAGAGGATTAGAATTTACCTCTGCCTTTAATTTTAATAAGCCTTCATCATAATATTTATCTATATATTGTATCATTTCATAATCCCAATAGTAAGTGGGGATTTTATGTTTTTCTACTAATAAAGACATGATACTTTGTTCCCATCTATGTTCTCTAAAACCATCTAAATTCTCTAAACCACATTGGTTAGATAATTCAGTCAATACTCTTTCATCTCTACAATAGGATAAATATTCACTTAGTAAGTATTTATTTTCCAGGTTGTTTTCAAAACCCATTATTACTGACCAGATTTGATTAGCATCCCAGTATCTTTTTTCATCTAAACCCATATAAACAAAGGTATCTCTTTTAGTCCAATCTTTATTAATAAAGTTTTTATGTTTTACCAAAAACACATTGCTTTTATTTATACTCTCATTGAAAGCATAATTGAAAGAAGGTGTGTTTTTAAATACCATATTAGAGTCACAATATAGAATATTACTAGTTTCTGCTCTCTTTAAAGCGTCTAATATAATATAAGGCTTCCATAAAAAGTATCCAAAGTATTTTTTATAAGAAAAGATATTTATATTATCTTTATAAAAGGGTTGGGATTTTACCCAATCCATAGTATAAGAAATGTGCCTCTTAAAATTATGACTATACTTCTCTCTAAAGTTCTCATAAAATCTAACATGAGTAGGAGAGTGGTAAGTTATTACGGTAGTATCCTCAAGCATTTTTCATCCTTTCTTTTATTAGGGTTGTACTAATACCTTCTGTATAAGGTATATAACATAAGGTTATTTCCATTCTTCTTAACCATTGTGCATCAAAACTCATTTGCTTACAGTAGTCTTTTTCAAGCCAATCATTACCTATAAGGACTACATTGG